ACATCAGTTCTATTGTCGAGCCTAGTAAACATCAAAGTCATCTTATTACGGACTTTGAGGTTTCCCAGGCAGCCAAGGAACTGAGAGTGAGTAGATTTTGGTGAGTGTGGCGTAAATTCCACCTCTCAACCAAATCGGGCCCTAACGGGCAAGCCTTAGCAACTTGCTTAGATGACTTAAACCGATTACCTAAACGTCTTTATGACGGCCTAAAATTTTTAGGTGGTAAAGGGTTCCGAGTCAAAGTAAGTTGACTAAGACATCCGATGTTTAAGGAGTTCTATCAGAACTCCTTCCCGACGAAAACAAAGGGCTTATACAGGAAGCTTTCTTACTTCTCCGACAAGGAGGCTAAGACTCGTACGATTGCGATCGTTGACTACTGGACACAGACCATACTTAGACCTTTGCATAATAAGCTTAATGACTTATTACGCAGGATCAAGTGTGACTGTACCTTTAATCAAGACGCGTTCTCGGAGATCTTAGGTACAGACGGACCCTTCTACAGTCTAGACTTAAAGTCTGCGACCGATAGAATGCCTGTTGACTTCCAAGAAAGGGTTTTATCCCTTATTGTAGGTCCAACATGTGCACGCTATTGAAAGGAGGTTCTATCTGATTTCCCGTTTGTCTCAGATGCAGGTAAGATTAAGTACCTCGCTGGACAGCCAATGGGTGCCTACAGCTCCTGACCAGCTATGGCCTTGACGCATCACATCATCGTGCGCATTGCTGCGCGTCGAGAAGGTATTCTGCACTTTGCAGATTACTGTATTCTCGGAGATGATATAGTGATACGGAACAAGACCGTAGCTGAGTCATACCAAAGATTACTGAAGATCCTCGACATGCCAATTTCTGTAGCAAAAACACATGTGTCTGACGACACGTATGAATTTGCTAAGAGATGGGTACGTAGAGGGTCAGAGGTAACGGGTTTCTCTGTTTCAGGTTTATTTGAAACATGGAAGAGTTACCCCTTATTCCAGAACTTTGTGGAGACCCAGACAAGAAAGGGTTGAAGCTTTAGAGACGGAAGGGGCCCGGATCTTTTCCTCGGTGATGTTATGTCAGCTTTAGGTAAGAGGCAACAAAGCCATCGTACTAAAAAGCTAATTAACATCTACATGCTGCTTAAGAGTTTCCTCTTAAAGGAGGAGTCTTCGACTGCACTGCAACTATGCAGTCTGGTGGCTCCCTCAGGTGTAACCTTTTCAGGAGATCTTCATAAATTCGTTAAGAAGATCCTCTGTCAAGTGTTTATCCTGCAGTCACGTGAGGATTTAGCTTCTCTTCAAGCCGACTTTTTCACCTACCTACTGAAAACAGTGGATAGTATGTTAAAGTGGCATGAGGCTAAGAAACTAAAGGCTGAGGAGATCAACCTCCTAAGGACGTCGTTATTGAAAAGGCACCCCATTCCTCAGGTGTTTGATTATCGTATGGAAGAGATAATTAAGCAACTTGAGGATGTCAAGGCCGGTAGAGTAAGTCTCTTTGAAGTTTTTGAGTCCAAAGAAATAAAATCTAAGGCTTGAACTTCGGAGATCTTCTCAATTAGAGCGTCCAACTCGAGAATCTTAGCTCAGTCGAAGCTTGTAAAAGACTTCATGAGAGCATATGAGTCTATAATCCCTCGTACCTGTTCAAAAGAGATTAACGTCGACGAGCTGAGAGTACGGGTTGACCCATCTCTTTTCTACCAGTCAAGAAAGGTAGACAAGAGCGTAGGTAAACCTGATACAATCAGCTCAGACGATATCTTTTTACAGGATGAGCTTAAAGTACGCTCTTTTAAGGAATTATTCCGTCAAAAGAGGATGCTTTTAGACACATACTGCCAGGTTGTGAAACCTAACGGCTAGCTAACTCCACCAGTTAGTTTCCGTGCAGAGGAAGTAAACTCGTCCGATTCGTCGAGCCCCGCTGAAAGTGGTACTAAACCACAGATCTGTCGTCCACCTTACAATGGCCCCTACTCAAAGGTAGGAAAGTAGAAAGAATCGAGAGGTTCTTCTCCCATTAACATTGGATACTTATTCTATAATTTAACGAATAAGGTTAACCGGTGTTAGTGAGGATATAGCTAGGGGATAAAAGGCCCTCTAGTTATATTAAACGTCGACCCGACTACTGATTATATATACTGCGATAACACTTATCGTGCTATTGTAATCTAGTATACTCGTCGGCTACCTCCACCTTTTGAAATAGCGCCA